AATATACAAAATATAATATTACAATCACCATTGGTTGTAAAACAACAAACAAAAGGCGTATATTATGTGGAATTTTTTGCAAACAGCACTATATTTGATTCGTATACCGAATATAGAGACGTATGGTCTGGTATTACTATTAATGGCATTAACCGACCAGCGATTACTTTAAAATTCATCCCTAAAGAGGAAAATGATTATTACCAAATTGGTGCCGAAATAACCGAAGCAACAAAATATGGTATCTCATTAAGTGGTATTAAAAATGAAGAAAAAATAAAACAAGGTGAAAAACGAAAGATTTATACTCATTTAAGAAAACCATATACTGTAGAACAACAAGATGTTGTATCAAATATTTTTTATCGTTTATATATAAAACAAGGTAGTAATCAAATAGAGATATTAGATTGGCAAAATATTAACAAAACGTATAATTCTAATAATTTTATTATTGATACATCTTGGATGGTTCCACAAACATATTATATTGATTTAAAAGTTGAAAGAAATGGTGAAGTTAATTTATATAATGAGGAGCTTAAATTTACAATTATAAGTAAATTAAATTATTAAAAAATGATACTAACATATATTAATCCACTTAATAAAAATTATAAAGGTGAGTACACTTATGAATTCTTATTTTCTGAAGACACCGATATAGATTTAGGTGATGATTGGGATGTTCAACCAGCATCTAGTGGCGAGGTTACACCACCACCTGTACATTCAATTATTGGTGTTGGTATTCTAAAAACAGAACATTTGGAGTTTGATTTAGCACTATCATCTGACAACTTCTCAATGTATGATTGTTTAGAAAAAATAATAGCTTTAGGTTGGGAAAAAGAAACACCAGAAAATGACGAGAGATTAGTTTTTCATTTTGGTGAGGAGTCTGAAAGTGTTTTATCAAAATTATATGCTAGAGATATTAATTTGGAAATAAAAAAAACTAAATAAAAAAATATAACATGAAAAAACAAGAATTTTTAAACAAACTAAAAGAAGAGGGTGAATTACCAATTAATATAGATCAAAATACTAAAAAAAGTGTTGATGATGTTACTAATTCCATTAATAATCTTACACAATCTATTAGCGATTTAAAGACATCTGTTAGTGAAGAAAATGAAGAAAATGAAAAAAAAATAGACCAAGATTTGGTAAATGAAAATATTTTTCGTATTATTGCAGAATCAGAAACACCTAAAATTTCAAAACAAGAGATTTTAGAATTTTTAAAAAAATAATAATATGATAAAATTTACAGAAAAAGAAGCGCCCGTTATTACACCAACAGTAACACCAACAAAGGATCCTTCAAAAATTAAATTCCCTAAACCACAGGTTAAACCAAAACCACAAGCATAATAGTTTGTGTATTAAAAATATATTTCGTATATTTGCTTTTTTTTATAAATTTAAAATATGAGAAATATAAATATTGATTTAACTGGTTATTCAAAAATCATTAATAAAAAAATATTAAATCGTGTTGCAAATAAAAAACACACGATGGCTAATATGCCTTATTATGATAAATCAAATGAACCCACTAAATTATATGAAGAGCATCTAATTGAAAGTAGATTTAAAGAACTATCAAACTCATATAGTAGAAGTTTCAATACCGATATAACTAATATTGATCCATTCGATGTTATGATAAATGCCGCTAAAAATGGTTACATGATACTCAGTAAAGAAAAACCAAAAAGATTGGAATTGGTTAAATTAGCGGAAAAAATTGGTAGGGAACAATTTAATTTATCAAATGATGAAGTTATTTTTGATTTAGAGTTAGTTAACCCTGGTGATTGTAATTTTCCAGATGAAATAGATAAAGAACAAAAAATTGAAGAAGATTTTACACAATCAACAGATTTTGATGTCCTTAAAAAAAGAACAATTAATGCGTTATCTCAGGGTTCGGCATTAAAATCACATTATATTTTTCATTTATATGCTGATGAGTTTAATAAATTATGCCCAGGTATTACCGATAATTATCAAAAAGCCCTAATCGCAAATGATTTAATCTATTTTACAATAGATGATGACCAATTTCAGTCAGGTTTATGTTCTGGTAACGACTCTAATAATTCAGGGTATTGTCGAATTAATTTTGATGGTGATATACCAGTAATTGAAGCTAAAGCGATTAATACACCAATATTAATTCATGAAATTACAAAAGCCATTATAACACTTTTATCAATACCAGGTATTCAAAATATGAGGGAAGATATTGCCGATGAAACTGATTTTATTATGTCAGAATTGTGGGAAATTAGATTCGGAGCGAATATTTGGAACAGTTTCCATAGTTTAATTAGCGTTGATGATTATGATATTAAAAAATTAATTATTATGGATATCTTTAAAATAGATTCTGAAACTTTTGTTAATGAATTTATGTATAACGTACTAAATAATCCAGAATTAGCTAAAAAAGAGATTAATTTTATGGTTAAAGATATTAGAAAAAAGATTAGTAATTACCAATTTCTTAATGATTCTAGTGATGATGATATTAATCCATCTGACTATTTCTAAAATAAAAGATATTTATATGAAAACAATTTGTGAGTATTACAGACAAAAGACAATTATTATTAGAGTATGCTAAATGTGCTGCGGATCCATCTTATACTATCGAAAGTTATTTTGAAACATTCGATAAAACACAAGAGGGATTTGTACCATTTAAATTATTCGATAAACAAAAATTATTAATATCCAATTACGAGAATAATAGATTTAATCTTGTATTAAAGTATAGACAAGCTGGTATATCAACAGTTACCGCGGCATATGCGGCTGTTAAAACAGCGTTTGCTATATCAGATAACCCAGAAAGGGTGCTTATATTAGCAAATAAACAAGAAACAGCCGTTGAGTTTTTAAATAAAATTACATCTTTTATAAAACAATTACCCGATTGGGTTAATATTGGTTTTGATAAAGCATCACAGAAACATGTTAGATTATCAAATGGCTCTGAGTTAAAAGCTGTTGCAACATCAGCGGATGCTTTAAGAGGTTACACCCCAACAATAATGATTTTAGATGAGGCAGCCTTCATTGAAGGTGGGCAAGCATTATGGTCAGCGTGTTTGGCAGCGATTGGTACTGGGGGTAAAGCTTTTTTAATATCAACACCAAACGGTTTAGATGAAATTTACTATGAAGCTTATGAAGGTGCAATCAGCGGAACCAATAAATTTAAAATTACACACTTAAAATGGTGGCAAGACCCACGCTTTAACAAAGATTTAAGATTGATTAAAACCAATGATATTATATCTTGGATACAAAAACCAGAAAACGAAAAAACTGAAGAAGTAATTGAATCAGCTATTACATTTCATATTGACGTTATGTTAAAATTATTAGAAGAAGGTTATAGACCGCATTCAACATGGTATGAAAACATGTGTCGTGATATGAACTTAAATAAACGTATGATTAACCAAGAGTTAGAGTGCGCGTTCATCGGTTCAGGTGATAACGTAATCGAAGGTCAAGTTTTAAGAAAACAAGAAGAAACAAATGTAGCCCAACCAATTTATAAAGATACGGAATGGGAAAATAATTTATGGGTTTGGCAAATGCCTCAAAAAGGTCATAGATATATATTAGCTCTGGATGTATCTAGAGGTGATTCTGAGGATGCTACAGGTATGTGTATTATTGATTATGATACGTTTGAACAGGTACTCGAATATCATGGTAAGGTACCACCAGATATTGCTGCACAATTAGTTGATCATTATGGTAGAATGTACAATGCTTTGTCCACTTTTGATATAACTGGTGGTATGGGTATAGCTGCAACTCAAAAATTAAAGGAACTTAATTACCCAAAATCTTTACTACATTATGACAATGTTGGGGAAAATGATATTTACTTTGTTCCATCACCTGATGCGATACCAGGTATTAATTTTGCATCTAAAAATAGAAGGAGTCAAATTATCGCGGCTTTAGAGGAAGCTGTATCGAGAGGTGATTTTAAAATTAGGAGTGAGCGTTTAATTGCTGAATTAAAAAAATTCATTTATAAAAATGGTAGACCTGATCATATGAAAGGTTCGCATGATGATTTAATTATGGCTTTAGGTATGTGTTTATTTGTGGCTAATACGTCTTTTAAAAGACTACATGAGTCTGATAATATGACTAAGGCTATGTTAGATAGTTGGAAAACATCAACAACAACCTATCAAAAAACACCAACATATATTATTGAAGATACCACAATAACAACACAACCAAAACCTGGTAAAATATATAATAATCCAGAAGAATTATCAAATAATAATAATAATTTGAAAAATACACGTGACTTTTCATGGTTATTTTCGTAATATTGTAATAGTAAAATAAAATGGCTAATAAAAGAGTTATTATTTCAAAAATAAACGGTACGGGTGTTGTTAGAAATGCAACAACTAAAGTTTTTAAAGATCGTTTTGAAGGTAAATTAATAACAGAGTTGTCTTGTTCGATCGATAGTGATAGTATTACAACTTATGTACAAAATAAAACTTGGAACGTTCAAAAAAGCGATTACCAATACCCACCATACGTAGAGTGTGAATATGTAATATAAAAATATGGAAAAAAAATTAACAGTATTTCAAAGATTAGGTCGTGTTTTAGGTAATGAAGCGAGTTCACCAACATACACAATTGACCCAAAATCTTTCGCTAATTTAGATCAAAATGAATTAGATCAAAAAAAATTAGAAGCGCAACAAACTTTCTATTTACAAAATCAATGGAAAAAAATTGATAATGAATTATATCAAAAAGCGGTTTATTATGAACCAACTAGAATGGCATCGTATTTTGATTACGAAGCAATGGAATATTGCATAGCTGGTGATACCAAAATAGCAACACCAGAAGGATTTATAACGATAAAAGAATTAGCCGATAAAGGTAGAGATCATGAATTTATAACATACGCGTATGACCATAACCTTAAAAAAGTTGTACCCGCTATTGCTAGAAATGCGCATTATACACGTGATGAAATGACTTATAAAGTTATTTTTGATGATGGTTCTTATATTATAACAACATGGGAGCATCAATTAATGAAAAGAGATGGTTCTTTCGAGCGTGTTATGAATTTAAAACCAGGTGACTCAATGATGCCTTTCTATCGTAAATCTTTTTATAATAATCAAAAATACAATTGGGTTTACACTTGTAATAAAGATGAAGGTACTAATGGTTGGGTTGCAGAACATAATTTAATCGCTGAATGGTTTTATGGTAATATTGGTGAAAATGAAGAGGTTCATCATATTGACTTTAATGGTAAAAACAATAATCCAGAAAATTTGAAAATATGGGATATGTCTGAACATAGAGCTTATCATGCTAGATTAAATAATGAAAAACTTTGGTCTAACCCAGATTATAGAGCTAAGATGCTTGAGATAAGTAAACGTACTGATAATAAACATAAATGGAATGGCGAAAGATCTGGCGAAAATAACCCAGCATATTTTAAAATACCTTTTGATTTAATAATTGAAGCAGCACGAATTGAAAAAACACTTAAAAAAACAGCTAAAGCATTAAATATTTCGTATAGAAAAATACAAAGAGATATTGTTAATTCAGGTTATCGTGATTGGAATACCTTTATATTAGCATATGGTATTGAGAAATCAAAATATTCAACATCTACTGCTAAAGGTAATCAATTACAATTAAATCATAAAATTGTTAGTATCGAACCTCATGGTGTAATACCTGTTTATGATCTAACAGTACCAGGGTATAAAAATTTTGCAACTGATACCATATTTTCACATAACACCCCAGAAATATCAGTTGCTTTGGACATCTTTGCTGATGAGGCAACAACCGCAAACGAAAGTGGTAAAATATTAACTGTTTATTCTGAAAGTACAAGAATTAAGAATGAACTAACAAATCTATTTGAAAACGTTCTGGATATAAACACAAACTTAACCAGTTGGGCTAGAAATTTAGTTAAATATGGTGATAATTTTGTTTATACAAAAATTGTATTAAAAAAAGGTGTTATTGGTTGTAGTCAATTACCTAATATTGAACTTACTAGAACCGAACCAGGTTTCGTAAAAGTTAGTAGTTATGATGACTACCAAGATGAAAAAGTAACAAAATTTCATTGGAGAGATAAAAATATTGAGTTTAATTCATTTGAGGTTGCTCACTTTAGATTACTAGGTGATGATAGAAAATTACCGTATGGTACTTCATTACTTGAAAAAGTTAGGAGAATTTGGAAACAATTATTATTATCTGAAGACGCGATGTTAGTTTATCGTACAACTAGAGCGCCAGAAAGAAGAGTTTATAAAATTTTTGTGGGTAACATGGATGATAAAGATGTTGATGCTTATGTTGATAAAATCGCAAATAATTTCAAAAGAACCAGTGTTGTTAACTCACAAAATGGTAACCAAGATACAAGCCATTGGCAGTTGATCAAGATTATTTTATTCCTGTTAGAGACCCTGGTTTAGCTATGCCTATTGAAACATTAGCTGGTGCACAAAATTTATCAGAAATCGCTGATATTGAATATATACAAAAGAAAATGTTAGCAGCATTAAGGGTACCAAAAGCTTTTTTAGGTTTTGATGAATCAACTGGTGAAGGTAAAAACTTAGCTATTTTAGATATTCGTTTTGCTAGAGCTGTTCATAGAATACAAAAAGCGTTAATTCAAGAATTAAATAAAATTGCAATTATACACCTATATTTAAAAGGTTATGAAGACGATTTAAATAATTTCACATTATCATTAACAACACCATCAACTCAAGCTGATATATTAAAAGTACAAAACTGGAAAGAAAAAATACAATTATATCGCGATGCTGTGTCTGACGCTGGTAATGGATACGGTGCGGTTTCAATGACTTGGGCTAAAAAAGAAATTCTTGGTATGTCTGAAGACGAAATTAAATTAGATGTTCAAAGACAAGCTGTTGAAAAAGCTGGTGGTGAAGAATTAAAAATATTAGCTGAAACTATTAAACAAACTGGTTTATTTAGAGAAATATATAAAGCTTATAATATCAACCCTGAAAATATGACAACTGGTCAAGCGGGTGCTGATGGTGCTACTGATACTGGTGCTGAATTAGGTGGTGCAACTGGTGGTGGTGTTGGTATGGATTTTACAACACCTCTTGAAACACCTGAGACTGGTGCTGAGGGTGGTGAAACTGAAATTGAAACAGCTGCTGGTGTAACTGAACCTATTGAGGAACCAATAGAAAATTTAGCCGAAATCACTAAAAAGAAAATGGAAAAAAGACGAGGCAAAATAAATGAATCGTTAAATAAAACAATACAGGAAATCAATAATCTAATTAAAGATTAAACTTTATTGTAATCTTAATATATTTATATAAAAAATTAATATTATGTTTGGTGCAATTAATGAGAGTGTTTTAAATAATTTAGAAAAAATTTATTTAGATAAAGGTGAAAAAGTCTTTAAATTAGAATTTAATAAATACATAAAAACAATTAAAGAAAATAAAGATTTAAAAGAATTTTACGAAGTTTACGATCTTTTTAAACAAGTTAACTTTGATGACGAATCAATTGCAAAAGAATTTGTTGAAGAATCAATAAATTATTTAAAAAGTTTCGATAAAACGCAAATTACTAAATTAAATTATATTGAGGAATCCGTTTTAACTAATAATGAAATGAGTATTGAATATAAATTAGACCAATTAATTTTTAATGAGGGTATTAATTTAAAAGATAAAGCAACATTAAAAGTTAAATTAATAAAACAAATAACAAAAAAAGATGAGATGGCAATTGATTACAAATCAAAATTTAAAGTCTTACATGAAAAAATTAATGAAAATGTTATTAAATTAAATGAGACGGAATCAAAAATTTTGGAATTGTTTGTTGAAAATGATAATGAAAAAATTAACAATTTTTATTTAAATTTAATTAATGAAGCCTCAGAAATAGTTGAAAATAAAATACTTAGAGCTGATGATTCTGTTGTTATTAAAAAGCTAGTTGAAGTTAAACATAAATTAAATGATCTTAAAAATAAAAAACCTAGTATTCAAGAAATTGAAAATATAACAATATTAAAAGAATCATTTAATTAAAATTTGGTTTTCTCGTTTTTTTTTACTATTATTATAATATCGTTAATAATAAAAAATAAAAAAAATGAAAAGAAAATGTTTAAAAAGTTTGGAAAAGAGAAAACTCTTTTTAAAAATGACTCATTTAGAGTAAAGTACGGTACAGTAGATGCATCAAAGTTAAATGCAGTGTATATTAATGTTGAATCATGGGTGGAACCTAATGAAATAATTAATTTTGATTCTAAAATACGTACAATAAGAAATGAAATAATAACAAAACTAAAAGAAAACTTAGACAAGAATTTTCTCTACGAAAATTTTATCGTTGATTTAGACCTAAGATCATCGGGTTTAACATTAAATAAAAAGAGCTTCATGTTTATTGAAGTTACAGTATACCCAAAAAAATTTATTAAATTTAATTCAGAGGTATTAATTAATCAAGCTACCAATTTAGCGCTACAGACAATAGAGACTGTAAAAAAAAATAATTTTAAATTTTTCTCAAAAAAATAATTAATGGATACTAATATATTACAAACATTAGAAGAAATGCAAATTGAGCATGATAGAGAGATCATCAATGAAATGTTGCCAACCGTTGAATCTTGGGTAACAGTAGATAATAAAAACTTTTTCTTTAGTTTTAAGTGTGTTGATACAATACCACCTGGTTTGTTTTCAATGACCTATAATGATAGTCAAGGCTATGGTTTAACTAAAATGGAATATAAAAGTGAAGATTTTTTTAACTTACCTTCATTACCACATGAAAAAATTGTTTCAGATTTAAAGATTTTTTGGGATAATAAACAAAAATTTATCAATTATAATTTAAACCCA